TTTTATGAATATATTAAGACAACAGATATTTAAAAGAGTGAATTGTAAAATAACATATGGGAGTTATACGAAAGTAGATAGAAACAATTTAAATTTAGCAAAAACTCATTATAATGATGCGATAGCTATAAGTGGAATTAAAAACATAAAGGAAACTACAAGCGATATATTTTTAATAAAACAGTTTAGAAAGAAAAAAAGAAGTTTGCATGAAGCTACAGCAAGAAAAGGCAGAAAAGAACCTAATGTAAAATCAATAAGAAATAGTAAAAACACTAAATACTCAGGTGGATTTTATTTAAATGATAAGGTAAAAGTATTTGGTAAAATAGGCTGGATAAGTGGGTTTTGTAGTGGTGGTTGTTATGTGAAAGATATTGATGATAATTATATAACAATACCTAATAAGAATTATAAACAAGTAGGATTTAAAAAATTAGTATTAATGTGTCATAATAACAATTGGCAATTCATCTGCACACGCTAAAGCGTGGCAGATTTCTTGCTAAAATTAATTTAAAGTAAACTAGCCAGAAATCCCACTGGCTTTAGAGGAGAGGTAGTTCACATGGTAATAAAAGAATTTATAAACTTAGTACAAGAACAGACAGCAGATGAAAACGGAAATACATGGTCAAAAGCTGATTGTGGTTTAGCTATTGAGTATGTAACAAAAGCAATAATGGAAGCAGTAAAAAACAATGAGATAGTATCTATTCAAGGATTTGGAAAATTTGAATTACTTGATAAAAAGGAAAGAAAAGGTGTAAATCCAAGAAGTGGAGAAGAGATAACAATTTCAGCAAAGAAGTATCCAAAGTTTATACCAAGTAAGATATTTAAAAATTATGTAGATGAATAATTTTGCCCTTGTGGGTCATGCAGAAAATCACACATTTCTATGATACTAATTAAGTGTTCCAGTGATGGCTTTTTCAATCCATTCTGTTATATGGATTTATAATTTTGTATCAAATTATATAAAGGCTATAATGTAGCTATAGATATGTTATAGCCAATAACAGAAATATTTTGGGTTAGTCAAGAGGTCTAAGACGGTGGGTTTTGATCCCATTATTCACAGGTTCAAATCCTGTACCCAAAACTAAACCCTTATTTTAATAGGGTTTCAAGAGAGTGTAACGCTCGAATGCTATGTGAAAGCATAATTAAAGGAAAAGATATTCAATATATAATCTTTGCGGAGTGGGGCTTTATCGTTTCACACTATTTTCTTATATATTGTGCTTGTTGAAGCAACTAAATCAACGGTGATGTAACGACCTGAATATCATTATGATGTTACCGAGTATGGTTTTGCAGTTTGTATCCTCGTTAAAAGACAAACTGAACCCTTATGGGTTGATATAAATTAATATCTAGCATGGGAATATAAAGTCAATAACCTCACACGCTAAAGCGTGGCAGATTTCTTGCTAAAATAAGTTTAAATGGAGGTGGTAAAATTGCCACAAAATAAAAGAGCTAAAGCTCCTGTTGGTGAAAAAAACTGCAAAGAATGTCAAAAAAAAAAACCATTAACTCAATTTTATACCACCACTAATCAAATGGTTTCTGATGATGGACGTACAGTGAATATATGTAAATCATGTGTTAAAAATGGTTCTTATAATGTAGATGGTTCATTAAATATAGAATTATTCAAACAAAAACTAATGTTAATGGATAAACCTTTTGTTCCCGATGCTCTTAAAGCAGCAATAAAAGAAGTTAATCACTCTATTGAATTAGGAAAAGGAAGAACAGATGTAATTGGATGTTATTTTAAAAACGTATCAACATTACCACAATATTCAAAATTATCATTTTTAGAATCTATAAATTTAGTTAATCAAGGGAAAGATATTTCTTCGGCTGTAACTGCAACTGAAAAGAAATCAAAAAAAAATGAAGATATATATATAAAACAAATTGATGATTTTGTTGTTACAGATGAAATAATTGATTTGTTTGGCGAAGGATATACTAAAGCACAATTACGTAAAATGGTCAAAAAATTTAACAAATTGAAAGAAAATTATTCGATTCAAACAAATTTACATGAAGAGGCACTTGCAACTTATGTTAGATTTAAAGTAAGAGAAGAAGAAGCGACAGCAGTTGGTGATGTTGGTAGTGCAGATAAATGGAATAAAGCAGCACAAGATGCAGCTGATAAAGCAAAACTTACTCCTAAACAACTTACTGCTGCTGATTTACAAAATGGTGTAACTTGTATTGCAGAAATATCTAAAGCATGTGAGCAAGCTGTTGATATAATAGACATACTTCCTCGTTTTAGATATCAACCTAATGATGCTCCTGATTTTATAATTTATTGTTATGTCAATTATTGTCGTAAGCTAAAAGGACTTCCACAAGCTGAATATAAAGATATATATAATTTTTATGATAAGAAAAAACAAGAATATCTATCGCAATACGGAGATCCTTATGGAATTTTTGAAGGAGATACGACAGAAAAAAATAGACCTAATGTAAAAACCTTTATTAAATTACCTAAAGATTATGAGTCAGATAATGGTGATGAATAATGGCAAGTAAAAGAATATTAAATATTGAAAAAGAAAGCGATAGTATTTTTGGACAGAATTTACATAATTATTGTGATTTTATAAGTTGGTGTAGGTTTTATCCTGATTTAATGTTTGATTTAATGAGACCAAAAACAGGTGGAATAAATCTTCATTTAGATCAAAGAATTTTTTTAAGATGCGATGTAAGATTTATGAGCATGTATGGAACTTTTTCAAGAGGATATGCAAAAACTTACAATGAAGTTCTTGCTATGATTGCAGTTGCATTATCATTTCCTAACATTGAATTGGCTTTATCGGCTCAAACGAAAGAAGCAGCAGCTTCATTACTTGAAGCAAAATGGAATGAAATATCAAAACATTTCCCTTTGTTAATTAATGAATTAGCTGAGAAGCCTAAATTTTCTAAGGGTGTTGCATTTATTAAATTTAAAAATAATGCCACTATTGATGCTATTGCAAATGCACAGTCGACTAAAGGTCAAAGACGTAGAAGATTAAAAATTGAGGAATCGGCTCTTTTGAATAATGAATTATTTCAAGATGCTCTTGAGCCTGTTACAGAAGTTCCAAGATTAACTGTTGGAAAACTTGCAATAGTTGACCCAATGGAATTAAATCAGCAGATACACTTCTTTACCACTGCTGGATTTAGGGGTTCAGATGAATTTCAAAGAAGTATACAAATGATTGATAATATGGAACAATTAAAAGGACAAATTGTTTTAGGAAGTAATTGGCAATTGCCTTGTTGGTATGGACGTGGAAGTGGAAAAAGTCAAATTCTTCAAAAAAAGAAAAGATCATCAGTTGTTGCTTTTGCTCAAAACTATGAACAGGATTGGGTTGGATGTAGTGATGGAGCTTTAGTTAATATTAATAGACTTATGAATTGTAGATGTTTAACTATTGCAAATAGCAAAGCTCAAAATGTAGATGAGGAATATTACATAGGTGTAGACGTTGCACGAAGCCAAAAAACATCGAATAATCAATCGTCTGCTGTGGTAGGAAGAGTAAAAAGAAGTAGTGATAAAAATAGAATTATATCTATTGATATAATTAATATTATTAAAATTCCTAACATATTGAATTTTACAGCACAAGCAGTAAAGATAAAACAAATACAAAAAAGATATAATGCAAAAATGGTAATTTGTGACGGAAATGGACTTGGAGCTGGTCTCATCGATGAGTGTTTGAAAGAATCTTTTGACCCTATAACTGGTGAGAATGTTGGGTGTTGGGATACTATTAATGATGATAATGAACCTGAAATACCAAATTCTCCAAAAATATTATATAATCTTAAAGCACAATCTTGTCAAAATGAAATTGTTACAACATTTATTGATATGGTTGATAGTGGAAAATTAAAACTTCTTGAAAAACGTCAAGATAGTGAATTTACAGAAAGTGAATGGGATGAATTTGATGATAAAATTAGACCATTTGTTGAAACAGATGCATTTCTTGAAGAAGCTGCAAACTTAAAAATGAAGCATCTTAATAATGGTGGAATCACAATTGAAAAAGTTGTTAAAAAAATTGATAAAGACCGTGTATCAGCCATGATTTATATGCTTTGGTATATAAATAAGTTTGCAAAAGAAATAAATAATTCAGATTATGAACCAGCAGTATTTATAAACTAATTTTAGCAAATTCAGACTAATTCTAAAAACATAGAAACTAAAATAGAGGATTTTGAAAGGAAGTGATTCTAATAGAAACTAAAATAGAAGATTTTGAAAATCCGATAAACAATTCCCCAATATATGAAAATAACTCATATTACTCTCATATTTCAATATCTGGAGATTATTTATTTGGTACGAATTTATTTTCTAACTATAATCCCGAAACATTAAAAAATTTAATATTAGACCCTATGACAAATAATAAAGAATTACGTGATATATCAAGATTAATATATAACTCAAATGGCGTAGTAACAAAAACAATTGATTATAAAGTAGCACTACCTACGCTTGATAGTATTATTTGTGTAACTGGAAAAAATAAGAAGGAAAATAAAAAGCAAATTGAAAAATTTTTAACTAAAATTAGAGATAAAGAGTTTATGCGTGACTGTTTATTTAATGATGATGTAGATGGAACAATATTTAGGTATGTTGAGTTTTCAAAAAACAAAAAAAAGTTTAAGAAATACATGGACGAATATGAAGTAACAAATATTACTGAAATAAATTCATTTGATGAAAACTTGAACGTATCAGTTATATCATTACCAATTGATTATTGCAAAATTATAGGACTTAAAAATGGATCGCCTGTAGGTGCATTCAATCTTGAATATTTTGATAATTTTGAAGGAGATACGATTGAAAATAAATTAAAAAAATATCCTAAACAGATTAGAGATGCTTATAATAACAAACAGCGTTCAAATAATTGGGTCGTATTAGATAATGATAAAACTATTATTCATAAAGTAAGATGTTCTAAATCAGAGCCTTGGGGTAGACCATCAGCTTTAGCAGCTATTATTGATGTATTGTATTCAGATTATTATACAGATACAAAAAGAAATCTTTTAGATGAATTAAATAATCAATTTATATATCAAACGTTTCCTGAAGGTAAAGAAAAAGGAACATCTTCTCTTACAAAACAACAGCAGGAAGATCAACATAATGCTGTTAAATCTGCTATTTTAAATAAAAATAATCGTGGGGGAAAAAGTTTTGCATCAGTGGCAGCAGGAACAAAACTTGATTCTATGAAAACAGATACTTCCCTATTCAAAGATGATGTAGAACAAAATTTAAATAATGATATTTCAACAGATATGGGAATGGGAATTGGATTATTAGATGGCAGATCAGGTACATATTCCTCACAACAAATTAATCTTGAATTAATATTTGCTGAAATTTATAGATGGATTGAAGAAATATCTTATGAATTAAATAAAGTTATAAATGCCAATGTAATTAACAGCAATGAAATGGCAGAAATTTATTACTTACCTTGTTCAAGGATTAACAGAGATAAAGTTATTTCTAATGCTAAAGATTTATATATGGCTGGAAGTGGAAGTAAGAGTTATTGGATTGCAAGTATGGGAATTAAACCATCGGCTTATCTTACACTTATGGATATGGAAGTTGAAGAAAAATGGGATGAAAAATATTTACCTCATTTAACAAGTTATACGGCTTCTGATAAAGCAGGAAATCTTGGTGGTAGACCTATTGAAGAAAATCCAACCAATGATAATACAATAGCGACAAAAGGTAATAACTCAAATAATCAGCCTAAACCAAGTAATAAAAAGTGAATATTGGTCAATCAAAGAACTTATAAATTAAGTTTTTTGATTATATGTTTTGAGAGGTGGTGAAATATGAAAACATTTGAATTATCAAATAAGCAATATAAGAATGGTAAAAAACATTTCAAATTAATTTTAAATGAGATATATCCTGATAGTTGTATTGTTGATGGAATAGGAACTGAATATAACCAAAACGGAATTACATGGCTTGAAGAATATTGTAAAAATTCAATTCCAAGTATTCAAGGTGCAAGTTTAACTTGTGAATTTTTAGATGAAGAAAGAACTGAATTAGGAGGACATGGAGATACTGGTGAAATTATTGATGGTATTCCAATATTTAATAATGCAACAGTAATTGGGACATTTACAAAAGGGTATATAGAAGATATTGAAATAGATGGTGTTACTAAGAAGTTTCTTATAGGTGAAGGATATATTGATGTGTTTAGATATAAACCATTAGTTGACAAACTTGAAGATGAATTAAGCAATAATAATACAGTCTATGGAAGTGTTGAAATTTTTAAAACAGATAATAATGATGCAATTGTATATAAATATGGAAACTCTGAACTTATGGGTAGAACTCCTTCTGAATACATAATTTCTGGATATGCCCTTTTAGGAGTACGTCCGGCAGATATGCAATCAAAGTTATTAGAATTAAATTCAAAAAACAAAAAAGAAAGCGAGGAAGATTTAATGGCACTTGAATCAAAAGACATTGAAAAGATTGTTTCAGCTGTAAGTGAAGTTTGCAGTAAAAACAAAGAAATTGAAGCAATAATTGTTGAAAAAGATGCTAAAATTGCTGAACTTAATGCCTGTGTAAATGAAAAGGAAATAGAGGTAAATGAAGTTAAAGCAACAGTTGAAACCCTTCAGAAAGCACTTGAAGATTTAAAGAAAGAACAAGAAACAGCATGGGCAGAAAGAGATTTGCTTGAAAAGGAAATAGCTAAATATAAGGTTGAAGCTAGACTTTCAGAACTTAATTCAGCATTATCTGAATATTCAGAAGAAGAAAAAGCACTTGCACAGACTGAAATCGAAGCGTTCAAAGCTGATCCTATGATATCAGAAATTACTTCTATTACAGACAAAATTCTTGTTGAAATAGGCAAAAAGGCAAAAGAACAGGCAAAGATTGTTGAAACAAATGCAAAAAAAGAAACTTTCACAGATGATAGTATTTTTGGTGATATATATTCTCCAATTACAAAGTCTACATCTGATGATAATATTTCAATTTATTAATTTTAAAAAAAGGAGATTTTAATTATGGTAAAACTTAATACAATCGGCATGATTGCTGATAACAAGAAATCAGACCCTACAGTAATAGCATCTAAGGACATTTTTAATGGTTATCTTCACACTGTATCAGATGTTGGAAAAACTGTTGATCCTGTAGCTGGTACGTCAGACGCTGCACAAACAGTTGATCTTAGAATAGCTCTTAATACACAGCTAGGTGACAATGCAAATCTTGATAATTACAAGATTGCAAAGGATGATTTTGTAAATTCATTTGCACTTAAAGAGTGGTCTGGTCAGAGCATTACAGTTAATGAAAATAATATTACATATGATTCAGGTGAGTCTTATGCAAGTATTACACCTTATGTAGCTGGTTCACCAGCAACTGATGCAACACTTTTTGTGGCTGGTACAGATGGTAATTTCCAGATTGCAGATTCTACAGTAGCTGGCTATCACAAGATATATTTTAAGACAAAAGCAAAGGTTCAGTATGGCGGTAACGCAGTAGAACTTCAGATTTGCCTCAACTAATTTTAATAATAAAAGGAGAATAAATAATTATGAGTAATGTTATATTTGAAAAATGTTCTTATGAAAATCCAAACATGAAAAGAACATCCCCTATCGTAGAAGTATTTTCAGCTATGGTTAATGGTACAAATCTTAGTGATATAAAAAATGTAGACACAAAGGCTGTAAATGCAAGTTCTAAAAAGCTTCTTGAAATGTGTTCACTGGCTTCACAGGGTTCTGAGTCTGCTATTTCCGAAATTAATGCAATAAGAAGAGAAATAATACAGCCTGAACTTCTTAAGGAAATTAAGATGCTTGGTTTGTTTGGTAATTATAAAGCACTTGGTTATGGTGAATCAATTGAAGTTGAAGTACCGCAGTTTGCTGGAGAAAAATCAAGAGCACAGGCGGCTAATGGTGATGTTGTATTTGGTGGCATAGTAACTGAGAGATATTCAGTACCTACATATACTGTTTCTGGTGGTTGGGCTGTTGACTATCGTAAGATGGCATTTGGTGATATGACACTTGAAAATGAAGGTATGGCTAATACAAGAATAGACATTCGTAACAAGGCTGCTAAATATTGTGTAGATAAGACTTATAATTCAATAAAGAATGCAACAGGTGTTAAATTTACTGCTGAAGAAAGTGGTGTTACCAAAACTAACCTTGATAATATTATTAAGGGTGTTAGACGTTTTGGCAAAACAACTCTTGCTGGTGATTACTCTATGGTATCACAGATTCCTGCATTTGGTCTTTATACATCAAACTCATTCTATGCGATTGATGATAAGGCTTTAGAGGAAATTCGTAAAACAGGTCTGCTTGGAGACTATAATGGTTCTACTGTTTTAGAAATTCCAAATAGTTATGACCTTACAAATATTTATACTGCCAATGGTACAAAATACTTCAAAACTGTTGCACCTAACAATCTTCTCTTTATACTCCCTACTGGTTCTAATTCTCCTATTAGAACATGGACTCGTGGAGGTCTTACAAGTCTTACAGGTAAGGATATGACAACTGGTACAATACTTACAAGATTTGATCTTGAAATTGCTTGTGATGTTGCTAAGGGTCGTGAATATGAAATAGGTGTTATAAAGGATACAAACGTACTTTAATTTATAAAGGGTGTGATACGGAGTAGACAAGTTCTACTCCGTAAAACATTATAGGTATAATATGTCTGTTTTTTATTGCTATAGTATAAAACTTAAAGATTTTCTAAAATCAAGAGGGTTTAAATATATTAATAAATCGGTTAATCATTCAAGTGGAAAACCTTATTTTACTTTTCAAAAATCGGATGAATTAACAAAAGCAATTTTGCTTTGGAATGAAATTAAATTTAAAAATTAATTTAAGAGGTAATTAATATGGCTAAAAATATTGAAGAAATAAAAGAAGTAGAAACAAAAAAATTAGATGTAGAAAATACAGAAATTAAATCCACAATGGAATTTAAAAGTGATACAAAATATTGGGTTACTAATTTATGTAACTGGCTAACTGGAACAAAAAGAAGTACAACTACAGGAGATATTTCAATTCCTGCAAATGGAAAAATACTACTCACTGATGAAGAAATCAGAGGACAGATATATGATAATAACAGTATGTTTGTTGGTACTGATGGAAGAGGATCACATGCAAGATACTACGTTGAAAATAAGGATTTTAGAATAGATGTAGGATTTGAAACAGAAACTGAAAAACAGTTAATTATTGATGAAAAAGCTATTAAAGAAATTTTAGCAATAACAAACTTTAATACTTTTAAAGAAACTGTAGAGAAAAAAATAATTACTGATGCTGAAAAATATTCACTTATATCATACGCAAAGAAGAATAAGTGCAATGATTATGAAAAAATTACATTTATGGAAAAATACACGGAGTACAAATATTAATTTTGAAAGGAAGTGGTGTGAATGCCAAACACTACTTATAATGAAATTATCAATAGTTTCCATTCTCATCCACTTGCAAAGCAAGCATTGCCTGATGGTTTAGAAAATCAATTTTTTCTAAGTGCATTAGGTGAATATGAGCTTGATGTAGAGAGTTTAAACTATAATAGGGAAACTAAAGAATTTGGTTCACAATTAAGCGAAGGGGCAATTTATACATTGGGTATGATAATGTACACACAATATATAACAAGGGAATTAAGTAGAATTGAAAAGCTTAATGGATTTAGCGGAAAAGATTTATCAATGACAGGTGTCCCTGCTTCAAAAACAGTTACTAAAGAACATTTAGAGATTGAATTAAGTCGAGTAGCGTTATTGTTACATAAACAAAAGCCATCAGCTTATAATTGAGGTGATTGAATGATAGAATGGTATGTTCAATCAAAACCTACTTTTAATGGTGAAACAGAAATTGATGAATTTAATAATTACGTTTCTGATGGATTAGATGAAATTCTTAATGATACTCCTTTGGGCGTTGATATTACTCTTTGTAAAGGTAAATATGATGATTCAACTGGATTATTTGAAACTGAATTAAAAACAAAAGGTGTTATTCAAGGTGTATCTCCTGAAACACAAGCTAAAGGTACACAAAGACAGTTATTAACTAAAATTAATACTATTACAGATTATAAATATGTTAAAGCAGAAAATAAAATATGGCTTATAATGACAATGCCTACAAATAATCAAATATATGAAAAAGTTGTTTTGTTTTTATGTAACTATACAGCAAGGTGGCAAAATTCAAACAAAGAAATTATATATCAGCCCTTTGTTGTACAAAATGCAAGTCAATATAATTCCGGTGAAGAAGTTACTAAAACTATTTCACTTGGATATAATCAATTATTAATTTATACATCTATTGATGAGGATACGAAATTACTTAATCGTTCAAGTAGAATGTTTATTGATTATAATATTAATGAACCTATACCATATAGAATAACAAGAATTGATTCAGTGAGTTTTTCGTATGCAGAGGACAGAGTTATGAGTTTAATCATGTCAGAAGATCAATTTAACTCTGATACTGATAATAAAGAATTAATGATATGTGATTATATTACTCCCCCACCTATTCAATCACAGCCTATCGTATATTCAGGAGAAGCTACAATACGCAATGGTGGTATTAAAAGTTTTTCTATTGAAACAGATGAAACTATATCATGGGAAATTGAAACTACAGATTTAACAAATCAATTACAATTAACTATAGTTGATAATAACCATTGTAAAATTAAATGTTTAAATAATGATAATAACATTGATAAACAATTTATTGTAAAAGCAATTGGTTCAACAGTTAATTCATCAGTTACTATATCAGTAATAGGAGGTTTATAATATGGACATTTTAACATTAAAGGAACACAATAATTTAATTAAATACAAAAGTGATATTATGTCACAGCTTATATCCTCTACTGATTTAGCAAGTCTATGTAAAAATGATATGACAATCACAGAAGAACAAATTGAAGAATTAATATGGAATAATTATATTCCTATGTTATTTGTAGACGGAACAATTACAAATACTGAAGCTTATATTATGTTTGATATTGATACAAGAAGCAATCGCATTACTACATTTGATGATATAACATTATATTTCCAAATTTATTGTCACAAAGATATTATAAAAGCATATAAACGTCAGTGTACAAGGATAGATGCAATTATATCAGAATTGATGAATTTATTTGATGAAAAAACAACTCTTGGTATTGGTTATAATATCAGAATTGCAGATGAAATTTTGAACACTACAAATCCTAATTATGTTGGAAGGCAATTAACCTTTAAGGTTTCAGACTTTGCAGAAAGGAGTAAGATTCGTGGAAAAAAGAAAAACCAATATTAGTTTATTGGGACGTAAATCTTACACTTTATCTAATGGTTTAAAAATACATATTCCAACAGTAAATGAAATACGTAGTGAGAATGACTATAACGAAATAAAATATTTTAAATTGATTACTCCTTTTGTATGTACATCAACTGATTTTATGGTTGACTTATATGATAAAGGAATTGATTTCCAAACCTTGGATGATGATTATGCTTTTTGTGCAAGTCTTATAATAGGAAATGAATCTGAAAAGGATATTGATTATAGTAAGCTTTTTGAAGGGGCTAATGCTTGTAATTTTGAAGTAGTTCAAGATGTAGATGGTAGCGGTAGTATTTATATTTTTGACAAAGATAATGGGATTATTATAGATCGTGGAATTTATGAAGAAATTTCAAACGTATTATGCAAAATGCATTTCAGAAAAAAAGAGCATAGAAGATATAGTAATAAAATGAGTTTAAGAAAAGCTGTAGAATTTGAAAAAGATAAAATAAAAATTAAACAAATGAATAAAAAATCAGAATCAGATTTAGATAGTCTGATTCTTTTTTTATGCTGTAATGCTAATTGTAAATATGATTTTGAAACTATAGGTAATCTTACAATTTATGATTTTTATTCATCGCTTCGTCAAATTCAGAAGAATGAACATGTTGACAATTTATTCTTAGGTGGTTATACAGGAAACATTGATTTAACCAAAATATCTGAGAGTGAATTAGATAAATTTAAAATTTAAGAAATAGAAAGGAAGATTTTACGTATGGCAAAATTAACACTTAATGGTCAAGTATTTGATACACTTGACAAAATGTCTGTGTTTAGAGGCGGAGTATGCGTTGCAAGTTCATCTGAACCAACAGATATAACAATTGAATACACAGGAGACAAAAAGGAAACTAAGGGTGCTAACAGTAGAACTATTAGAACTACAATGTACAACAGAGGAATAAAAGTAACTGGTAATCTTGGTACTATTTCTTCAGGTCTTATTGCTATGGCATTTGATGCTACGGAAACATCAGAAAATGTTATTGTTAAGTATAATGAAAACAGAATACTAAAAGCTACGGACATAACAGGTTCTACATTTACACTTGAAAAGACACCTAATGGTACAGCTGGCTCTGAAATTAATGTAATTAGAGTAACAAAATCGACTGGTGTGGTTGAAGAACTTACACAGGCAACCGTTGCTGCTGAAGGAAAGTTCTCAGTTAGTGGTTCAACAGTTACATTTAATGGTACTGATATTGCAGCCGGTGATACAATTGATTGTGATTATGATGTAAAACTCGCTGCTAGCAAGGGTACAAAAATAGTTAATGATCTTGCTAAAACAGCTACACCTGTTGTAGACGTTATACTTGAAGGCATGTGTGCTTCTGTTTGTGAAGGGGTAGATGGACAGTCTACTACAACACAGTCATATTATCAGATTCATTTATATCAGATGCAGGCTAGTATGAACTGGCAGCTTGCTATCAGTGATTCACAGACTAAACAGCCATTTGAATTTAATTCAGTAACAAGTAAGTGTCGTAAAGATACTATTGGTTGTGAAATTATTGTATTTGACCAGTCAGACAATTAATTAAGTTGGTGATTGAATGAATTTCACTGATAAGTACAAAAAAGAATGTTCAGTGTGTAAGAAGATTTTTGAACCATGCACTTGTAAAAGTTGGAGGACTGTTGTTTGTTGTCCTGAACATTTTATTCCCCATGTAACTTTAGTTACATATCGTGATAAAAAAATTGACAAGACAACAGCAAAAAAAGAATTAGAAGATGCTATTGAACGATTTGGAGAAATTGATTTTAATGACAATGTACAAGCATTGGTAGATGAAATTTTAACTGAAGAAGTTGAAAAAGCACCTATAATTGAAAAAGCACAATCAAAGAAATTTAAGAAAAAATAAATTATAGGGTGAATAGCTGAAATATGTTATTCACCCTATTTTTTACAATTATGGAGGCAAGAATGAATTATAAATTTATTTGTCCTGAATGCAATAAGACAGTTGAAGTAGAAATGAATGCCACGCTATCTGCCACGTGAAACGTGTGCAGTATAGTGGCGAATTAAAGATAAAATGAACAAATACAAGAAATTAAAAGATTATTATACATCGGAGCATTTAGTTTATCGTTGTTGTTATCATGTTATATTTTGTCCTAAATATAGACATAAAATATTAGTTGGTAAAGTTTCTGATAGATTAAAAGAAATTTGTAATGAAGTTTCAATTGCTCATGATTTTATTATTGAAGAAATTGAAACAGACAAAGACCATGTTCATATGATTATTAATTGCAATCCAAGATACGGAGTTATGAAGTGTATTCAATTAATAAAATCAACTACTGCAATTAGACTATTTGAAGAATTTCCTTACATAAAGAAAAAATATTTATGGGGAGGTAAATTTTGGAGCAGAAGTTCTTTTGTGGCTAGTGTAGGAAGTATTAGTCTTGAAACAGTTAAAAAATATATTGAAAATCAAGGAAAATAATACTTGACAAATTTATTAAGATATGCTATAATAATATTAGGAAAGAGAGGTGAAATATTTATGGCAAGAGAAACTACATCATCATTTATTTCAACTTTACAATTTCGTGCGAAAAGCCCACTCCTTTAGGGGTGGGATGGATAGCGATATAATATAATATAGGTTTTGAAACGAGCCTAAAACTAACGGTAATGCTCACAATGGTGAGTTTGTTAGTAAAAGTCTTGAAGAAATAAATTAGTCTTTATATCATTCGTGATATATTGGAAGTTTAAGTATTCAAGAACCCAACGTGCTTTAGCTGTTGGAGTTTCAGGTACGGATGCAACTAGTCAACTTTTACAATTTCGTGCGAAAAGCCCACTCCTTTAGGGGGGGGGATG